GAATGGATTCGGTTTTGTCCCCGGGTGGTGGACGATTTTTCCGAAGATCTCTCCCGTTCTTTTATTGGCCAATACTTTTTTGTTGATCGGTATTATTATGTGCGGTCTGGTTCCTTCGTGGACGTAAATCGAATACGGAGCCCTTGATACTATTTCTCCTCTTAGACGGCTGGTCATTTTCGGGGGAGCTATTTTCTGCCTTAGGTTTCCTCCGCCTCCGCCCTTATTTACCGGGGCCTCTTTTAGCGCCTGGCTATGGACCGTTATCAATGACTTTTGTATTGCTTTGCTGATCTCTGCTATCGCTACCGCCGGGGCTTGTTGCAGGCCTCTTTGAAAGTCTTTGAGGTCTATCTTGACGGTTATATCTATCATATTCGTTGCCTTAATTCGAGTTCCATGTGAGAGTGGCCCATAAAATCAAACCTTTCCGATCCGATCACCTTGTATTCGTCGGTTCCGTCGACGACGATATCTCCGTCTTTTATATCTACTATCGCGCAGAACATTACAAAGTTTTTTCCGAATTGACCTTCTACGTCTTCGCTATAAGAGACTTCGTCCGGCTGGATTAGGCAGGCTACCGATCCGAGGCTGGCGATATATTCCTCCTTGTTCGTTCCGGAGACCGGAGAGAGCCTTTTCGTGCTCACCGTTTTATTGTAGGTTGTCTCTATTGCGTCCATATTAAAATTCGTATTTTTTATAGCTGTCTAATATCTCTTCGACTTGTTCGAAGTCTTCGATCTGCTTTTTATCTTTGAATGAAACCGTATATCTTCCTACCGCCATGCTTTGTATCTCTCCGTCCGACTGATTGCTAAAATTGATTATATTCGCTACGAGAACGGTTGCAGCGGTCATGATATCGGCCGGGACCGTTGAACTGAATCCCCATTTGCCGGTTATTTTTATATTCTGGATTCCTTTTGAAAATATATATCCGTAGAGGCGTATCTGATTTTTAGGAGTTTCGTTAGACGGTTCGAGGAAGTAATCCGTGCCGGCGACGAGATCGTCTTCGAGGACCTCTCCGTCGGTTGATCTTATTTCTATTTTGGTTATGCTTACACAGTCGTCGATTAGCAATTCCGAGATCCCGTTCCCGTCGTATGATCTTATCGAATCCGTAGCGTCGGCCACGAAATTACGTCCAGTTTTCTGATCGATATATTTTTCTACCTGGGCGATCCAGTCGTTGACCTGAGTTTGAAACGCAAGGTCGATATCGGTTAGAAGATAGTTTTGAATCTGTCCTATTGTGGTGTATCCTTTTGGAGTGAACATATTTTTTAATTTTTAGGGAATCTTATATACGGACTTTTTTTCCTCGTAAAAGGCGAGGTTTTTTTGCTGTATGGATACTTGTATCCGAGCTCGATCATTCCGGCTATTCCTGCGATTCCGCTTTTCTCCGCGTCGATTCTTCCCGCTATCGTTCCCTTTGCTTCTCTCTCCAATTCTATCTTTCCGGCAATCTGATCTTCTTCTATTTTTTCCAGTATGATCTCTCCGGCGACCGTTTCTTTTTTTTCTGATTCGAGATCTATCGTTCCCGCGAGAGTTGATCTTGCTTCTAATTCTATTATAACATTTCCGGCCAAGGTTTCAAAGTCTTCCTTTTCCAATTCTATTTTTCCGGCCAAGGTGTCTTTTGTCTCCAATTCAAGAATGATCTCTCCGGCCAATGTTTCCTTTGCTTCGGCCTCTAAGTCTATGATTCCTCCGATCGTTTTAATTTCTTCTCCTTCGAGCTCGATTGATCCGGCGATAGTGTCTTCTCCTTCTTCTTCCAATTCAATTATTCCTCCGAGGGTTTCCTCGCTTTCCTGTTCCAATTCAATTATTCCTCCGAGAGTTTCGGCGGATTCTTTTTCAAGAAATATGTCTCCGGCGATAGTCTCTTCGGATTCCTTTTCAAGATCAATCTGGCCGGCGATAGTCTCCTCCGACTCGTATTGAGCGTCTATGTCTCCGGCTATGGTTTCCTGTTTTTCCGATTCCAATTCTATCGCGCCCGCTACTGTTTCTTTTTCTTCCTTTTCAAGATCAATCTGGCCGGCGATCGTCTCGTGGTCCTCGTGTTCTAATTCAATTATGCCGGCGAGAGTTCCTTGTCCTTCTCCTTCGAGCTCTATCGTCCCGGCGACTGTCTCGTTTGTCTCTTTTTCGAGCTCGATTGTGCCCGCGATCGTCTCATTTCCCTCGGTTTCGAGGTCGATTATGCCTCCCAATGTCTCTACATTTTCCGTTTCGAGGTCGATTTGCCCGGCGATAGTAGCCTTGGATTCCCCTTCAAGTTCTACTATTCCCGCTAAATTATCGATATTTTCCCTCTCTAAGTCTACGATTCCAGCCAAGGTTTCGAGATTATCCGCCTTTTCGGCCGTGATTATACCGGCTACCGTGCCCCTGACCTCTCCTTCTGTCGTTAAAAGCCCTGCAAGCGTTCCTGGGGCTTCTTTTTCAAGAGTTAGTATTCCGGCAACTTGGCCGACTACTATCTTCTCTAATGTGATTATACCGGCTACCTGGGCGAGTTCCGGGAGAGAATCAATATAGACTTCGGCTCCGTAAGCGTAGCCTGCTGAGTTGTGGGCGTATGCCCTCATGTAGTATCTATTGCCTGGCTTTAATCCGATTATTGATTTTGTAAATGCTCCGGTCCCGTATCCTCCCGCAGCGTCTTCCGCGTATGCGTCATAACCTGAACTTGCCGGAGCTGTATTGCCGGGATCTGATTTGCTCGTTAGTCCGTAGACGAAACCTCTCTTGTCGCAATTCTCTCCACCTGTCGCTGTGATGTTTCCATTTCCGGTTGCTGTTGTTTTAGCGACATCGCTTCCGGCTTGGGTTGTAACGGTTGGAACGACTACGGGAGGAGGGGCTGTATATGTAATAACAATTAAACCGTTAGCACCTGCTCCTCCTGTATTTCCCCAGCCACCGCCTCCGCCTCCTGCGCCATATAAACCTGCGTTTCCTCCTTTTCTTGAAGCCGTATAGGCGCCTGCTCCTCCTCCACCCGAACCGTAAGCAGGAGAAGAGCTCCATTCTGTTCCATTTCCTCCCGCTTCTCCGTCTCCATATCCTCCTCCCGTTGGACCTCCAAGTCCTCCGTATGTTCCATCGCCACGACCTCCCCATCTTTCATTATATCCGACTCCTCCGTTATTTCCCGCAGCGTTTGGACCTCCTGCTCCACCGCCTCCTCCGCAACCTGTTCCTCCTGTTCCCTGTCCTTGACCTCCTGCTCCACCGTCATGCTTTGTATCTCCTGTTCCTCCTGTTCCTCCTGCCCCTTGGTTATAGCCCGTCTGGTCAAGCCCCTTTTTTCCTTCTTTTGCAATTACTACGTTTGTATTCCAATGAGTTTCTGTTCCGTCATTTCCATTTCCTCCTTTTGAAGCTCCTCCTTGGCCTATCTGTATTCCCGAAACAGAAGAACTGGAAGTATAGGCTACTGATTTGCTTGCGTATTCTCCGCCTCCTCCGCCACCTGTTCCTGCAACAGCGTTTCCTCCTGCACCAGAAGCCCCTCCACCAATACACTCAACTGTGATGTTGCTTCCATCTGTCGCTACTCCTGCCCATGAGGTTCCGCTTGTTATATAGACTCGTGCCATTTTATTTCAATAAATTATTAAGATATTCCTGCAATATATATATATTCCCGGTAAAATTCTTCATCGAAACTTCTATCTTTTCCTGGTAGTTAAATACATTGACGCTATCAAAAAGGTCTTCTTCCTCGTTTTCCGGAACGACAAAGGACTCTATTTTGAGAGTCGTTTTGTTATATACAATTGTGAAGTTATTTTTCATTTTTTAGTTCTTCTTCGATGTCTTCAATCGCTCTTAATAATAAATCTTTGAAATCTTTTAGTTCTGTCCTGACGTCGATTCTTAAATTAAAATCGAGGTTGCATTTATTCTTTGAATAATGAAATGATCTTGTGTCGGCTATCTCTTTTTGAATGATGTTTTTGAATAAGCTCATATTTTTTATTTATAAATAAAACCCCCGATATTGCTACCGAGAGTTTTAAGACAAAGCCAATCTTAATACTGCCGGTGGCAATACTACTTTTCGCTCTTCGGATTTTAACCCGATTATTTGGCGCCCTGTTTTATCCCAGTCTGGGCTAACTGTTCGATTTTGAAATGCCTTACTGCTACGAATCCCCGGAAGTCTATCCTGACTTCGACTACGTTCCCCTCGCTGTCGATCCCTCCGATCGCTTTGGCTTCGAGCCTGCCTTTGGATCCGTTGCCTTCGGTTGAAATATTCGCTACGGCTTCGTTGTAGAAGTAGTATCTTTCGAATCCGTTGATCGATACCGTTCTCTTCGGGGCCTGCTTTTCTTCTTTGGTTTTCGGATCTATATAGCTGACTGCTATCGGAATGGTGAGCTCTAAGGAGCGCATTCCGGCGGGGACGTCGTCCCAGAACATATCTTTTTCCGTGATCGTTTTTCCGTTAGGATATTTTGCTATGAACATTTTGTTATTTAGGCTTGCGCCCAATTATTGATTATTCTTTTCCTTTGGCTTCCTCGTCCGCCTTGATCGCTTCCTCGATCTTTACGATTTTGTCTTTTACGAAGGCGAGTCTCCTGTCCTGGCTTTCGGTTCTTGGATTCTCTCCTTCCTTTTCGCCGAGCTTTTCGAGTTCTACTATTTCGGCTTTATAGGCCGGTAGATTCCTTATCTCCTGGCACTCTTCGCAGACAAACGTAGAGAAGTCTCCGGTGCCTGTTGTCTTTACTTTTTTGCCACAGGCTACGCAAGTGATTTCTATTTCTTTACTCATTTTTTTAAGCAATTATTGTTATGTTGTCGCTCCGATTTCTCCTGCGTCGACTACGCTGGAAGCCGGGAGAGTTAGCTTGTAAGGTCCCGCAGCCCAGTTTGTCGAGCTATTGCAGTATCTTAGGCCGTGAGTCGCTGGCGTGATCGTTGCCCAACTTGGACTACCTTCTGTCCCTTCGTTTAGGGCCCATGTCAATGAAGGGGCGGTTCCGGTATAGGTATATCTGACCTGGATCATGTGAGCCATCGAACTTGAACTTGGAACCGCAGCGTCGCTGGGAACTTCCGCTCCGAGGTTAAATAGAGTCGCTCCTCCTGCTCCCGGAGTGGCTGTATCTGTAACGTAGTTTGTAGTTCCTTTAAGTCTGTTAGGGTTAGCTGATCCGGCGGTTGCGCTGGCTGGCTTCCAGTTGGCTCCCGGTGCTCCTCCGGTTGTTGAAACTGCGTATAACATTGGCAAGTTGCTATTCCCGGCGGTTCCGGTGAAGATTTCCTTGGCTACGGTTGCTCCCGCAGCGTCTTTGGCCGGAAATGCCTGGCTGTTATCCCACCCTTCTATTTTGGGAGCTGTTGATAGTGCCTGGCTGAACGTAATTTTGAATACGTTCTGGGCGTTATTATTGCCTGCTCCCGTGGCTTTTGCTGGTATGGCCATTTTGTTTATTTTTTAGTCTGGTCTTTGAACCTCGTTTCGACTTTAACTCGGTTGTTTCATTGACCATTTTATCTCTTTTTGCTTTGAACATTTTTGTATCCGGGGCCTGATTCGGAGGGAGGTTGCTCCCCCCTTTATCAAACCCCGGGTTAAGACTACGATTCTGACTCTGCTGTTCCGGCGTCTAAGACGGTTAATCCTTCGGGTAATCCGACAAGATATCCTACTCTTTCGACGATTCTTAGAGCTACCATGTCCTGTTCGGCTAAGTTGATAGCTGTTCCGGCTCCCTGTTCTGTCCAGTCTGTGTCGTGGATAGTGGCTTCCTCTAATAGTTTGGTTCTGATCTGTTGCTTGTCTCCGAAGATACAAGTCTTTTGAAGATTACCAAACAAAATGTAGGGTGAGCCTGCTTCTACGGCGCTGGCTGTCGGGAAGGCGTCTGAGAGTTCTACCGGGTAGTTCCAGATTGTAGCTGGTAGGCCTTGTCCTGGATTCTGGTAGATATAGTTGCCTTGTAGATCCTTTAACTTCCTGATAACCGATAATACGGTCCTGTTCATGTAGAACTTTGATCCTGGTAGGGCTCCGGTTGGAGTCTTGTCGATCATGTTTAGCAAGTCGTCTGCCTTTAAGTTGGCCACTCCGGCTACCGTTTGATATTGAATATTTACGTCTCCGTTATTCAATACTCCGGTCCAGGGTGATCCGTCTCCTGCGAAGAATTGGAGGTCTTCTTCCTTGGCTATGGCTTCGGCGATCAATGCTCCTACGAGCTGAGTTAGATTGATCAGGCTGTCTTCGATTATCTCTTCTGACATCGGAACGATTGCAGCTAACTTTTTCAAGGTCTGCTCTACCAAGTTAAACTTGGGCTGAGTAGATTTCTTGGCTACTTTCTCTCCGGTCCAGAAGACTGATACTGAGCTTCCCAAGGTTGGGATCTTTCTGCTGTTGCCCGGTCCGCTGAAAGGAAGATACATCATATCTCTCCTGGCTAATCCGTATTGATCCTGGGCGATTCTCAATACTTCGTTCCTTAATTCCTCTGGAATCAAGAGGCCGGCTTTGGCGTCGTCCGGTGAACTGCCCGATGTAGAAGTCGATAGGGCTTTTGCTCTCGCCTTGTCTCCGTCCATTAGGGCCTTTAAGAACTCTCTGGTAACGTCGTCGCTCTTTTTGTCTTTCTTTTCTTCGATCTCTTTCTTTGCGTGAATCTTAGATCTGCTTGCCTTTGCTCCTTCCATAAACTTGGCAACGAGTTTGTCGGCGACTGATTCGAACTGCTTGGCGAAGGCGTCGGTCATTTCTCCCTTGACTAAGGCTTTGACGCTTTTTAGGTCGAGAGACTTTTCCTTGTCGTCGTCTTCTTCTTCCTCGTCCTCTTCTTCTTCCTCGTCCTCTTCGTCCTCGTCCTCTTCTTCGTCTTCAAGAGTCTTTGCGAACTTGGCTTTTTCGGCAACCGTCAATTCGGCAGCGTGTTCCAATATCAGAGTTTTTTCCTCCTGAGTTAGATCGGCTTCCTTCTTGGCAAGCGCCTGTTTTAGTTTTTTATTCATTTTTGTATTTTGTTTAACTTTCTCTTTTCTTTTAACAAGGAGACTATCGCCCTGTTAAATGTTTTCACCAAGATTTTTTTGCCTTCTTTTGAAGGTTGTCGACCATTCTGTTTAATGGCTGTGGGGGTCCTGGCGAGATCCCTTATGGCCTTTTCTAAGTTATCTAATTTTTCCTTGATTTCGCACTTGTTCTTTTCTCTTTCCGATTCGTTTTGCTTGGCTTCGCAGGGCTTCTCGCAAACGCTGTATGCTATGGCCTCGGCCTGAGTCTGCTCGTATCCTTCTTTGACGAGCTCTCCTATCTTTCTCGATACGCATTCGCTTTTTGTTTCGTCTGCCTGTCTGCATGCCGGTCCTTTCTGGTGGTATAGCTTCCTCTTGGCGAGCTGTTTTTCCTGGAACTTCACCAGCGGACTGATGTCTATTCCCGCCTGGACGGCCAGCGCGCGCGCGTTAGCTCCGACGTTGACGCAGGATACCTCGTAGAGAATGTTCTGGGTTAGGATCGTTGTATCGTTGAATTCGTCGTAGCCTCCTTCGATCGCGTCGAATCCGGCGCTAAATGCTCTCATGTATCCTCCGGCGTATAGCTTGTAGAGGACCATGGCAAAGTCGTATTCTTTCGCAGCGAATTGAATCGCTCCGGCGAGATTCTTTTCTTCGTTTAATCCGAGCTCGATCATTTTTCCTACGGCCGGTTGCCAGTGATCGTGGGCGAATAGGACTACCGGGTTGAGGAGATATTCTTTCGTGAGCCAGCCTTCCTGGACGACAACGTCTCCCTGCCTGTCTTCGTCGCTCGTGGAGAAGACTCCCCTGATAATATAATTCTCCGCATCTCCCGGCTGTTGCGCCGTTATCGATTTTAGGTAAAATTGTTTATATTTCATTTTCGTCTTTAATCTATTTTAACATACTTTTTATTTTTACAATAGTCCTACTCGATAAAAGCTCCCCCGAGGACGCATCGGCAGTTCGGTTCTTGCGGATACATTAGCCCGTTGCTGAATGGCTTATCTATCGCGACGATCTCTCCGCCTACTCCTGTTCCGTTCTGGTGCTCTTCTCTCACTCTGTCGTCGCCGGCGTTGATCCATTCCTTTCCGTTGACTACCTCGCTCTGCTTGTAGCTTTCGAGTATGCCTTCGTTATTCGCAGCGGTGGCTTCCGTCCTGGCGATCATTTCGCTCCTGTATGCCGGGAACTCCTGGTAGACAGATTCCACTCTGTCGGCCAAGGCTGTTATGCCTTCTCCGGCTTCTATTCCTTCGGCCAGCGTCGATTCCAACCCTTGAAGAGTCGTATTATTTACCGACTCCGCGAACATTTCGGCTCTCTTTTTTATGAATGCCTCGATCCTTTTGTTCATTTCAAAACTCTCCTGGGGCGCTATGCTTAGCAGTGATTCCTTTCCTGATTCTTTTAGGAATTCCTCGATGTAGGGAGTTATGAATGAAAGTGTTAGGCCCTGCTCTTCGTCTACGTTGAAGATCTGGCTTATTTTGAAGTCTTTTTGTTTGAGCGCTTTCGCTACTTTCTTGATCGATAGCAATACCCTGGCTTTCTGCCCTTCTATAAATGAGGTCATGCCTGTTTTTAGCGATGTCGCTTTCAAATCTATTTTCTTGTTGATAAAATCCGCGTAGGCTTTTTTCATTTCCGGATCCGTTATCATTGGAGTCTTGGTTTTCTTTTTGCCGATCTTCTTTTTTGATTTATTGTTTATTTTTGTTTCGACTATCTTTTTGAATTCCTCGATCATCGCCATTTTCTGTTGTAGGAAATAGTGGCCTTTGAAATTAAATTTGACCTTGGCTTTTTCTTCCTGGTTTTTGAGTATTATCTTTTCGTTTCTGTTGCTGTCGTCTATGATCGCTTTGATTACTGACTTGCTGATAGATTTTGTCTGAGCGTTTGTAAGCCCTCCCATTGCCTGGTTCATTAGGGGCATATAAAAGCTCCACCCTCCGGCGACCGGTTGGAGGCCTTCCCTTTGTCTGGCCTCGTTGATCAATAGCCAGTTATTTTTTATTCCGTTGTCGTATTCTTTGAGCGCCATTTCTCTGTCTTCCGGGACCGGATTCTTATACCAGAAATAGAGAGTGTCTTCGAAGTCTACTCTGATCAATTCTTCGGTTAGCTTTTCGACGATCCTGTTGATCTCCGGGACGATCGTCTCCCTTAGGAATATTTCCATTCCCATCTTGGCATTCGCGTAGTTCACCTCGTCGGTAATCGCCACGACTGATTTTGGAGTCTTGAATGCGACCAGAATATCGTCTCTGGTGAATCTCATTGATTCGATGTAGTCCATTTCCTTTTGTGAGAGGCTGATCTGCTGGTATTCAAGGCCGGCTTCGAGGACTGCTATCTTGCTGTTCTTTCCCGGGCCTCTGTGCCTCATGTTCCAACTTGATCTCATTTCTCCTTTCTGCTTTTTAGTCAGATTCTTCGTGCTCTTGATTATAGCGTCCGGGCGGGCGTTATTTAAGAAAAAGTCGCGCTGATATTTTGTCGCGTATGCTTCCGTCTCTACTCTGTATTGAGCCGGGCGGAGCGGACTCATTCCGAGGTGCTCTCTTAGAGGATCCGGATATTTGAAATGGATTATGTCTTCCGGGGCGATCGAGATCGTGGTCCCGGCGAGAGTGTTGAATTTATATTCTTTGATGTAGTCCTGCGGATCCGATACGACCGTCATTAGATCAGGCCTGAGATTCCAGAGCTCTACCGGACGCCCTCCTTTGTTCCTTACCTTGTAGATAAATGCGTCGCCGGTAGTTTTTAGGTTGATCATTAGTATTTCAAAAAACTCATTCTTTGTCTGGAATTCGTTGGGCCTGTAAACTAAATCAAGCGCGAGGTGCGATTCGATTTTCTTCGTGTCTCCTTTTGAGTTCAGGATCCTGTATAGTTCTATTTCAATGCTTCCGACTTTCTCGGCCGTCTTTGAAATGCAGGCGAAGACGTAGAGAGATTTTCCGTATTGTTCGAGCTGGCCGGTGGCCGACATTTCCGGGCTGACGAGCCTTTTCATTAAATCAAAACCCGAGGAAATTATATTTTGTTTTTCTTTTCTGCCTTGAAAAAGTTTTTGAAATATATTTGCCATGTGTCTTTTTATTTATTATAACAATTATTTTTTATTCGCACAAGAGCCTATATGAAAGAGATCCTCGGGGTGGGAGCTTCGACCATTTGCCAGGCGATCGCGCGGGCGAATACCCTGTCGTCGTGCCTGCCTTTTTTATGGACCGGGCGATTCCTTTCGTCGTATTCCATGCTCCTGGCTTCCTCTTCCGCTTCTTTGTAGGTTTCGATTAAATATCCTTTGCGATATGCTTCTTCGAGGTCCGTTATCATTACCGATCTGTTGGATCCGTCGGTTGTCCATTCCTCGTATTGTATCCCGAGCTCGTCGGCTTTAATGCAGTGAGCTTTTCCGACTCCGTTCTTTTCTATGGCCAGGGTTATTTCGTATCTGAAAAATATCTTTTTAATTTTGTGCCAGAATATATCTATCGGCTCGTTCGAGGCGTATTCGAAGGCTACTCTCGCCCTTCCTTTTGGCGGTGCGTAGATTATTGCGAGAACGTGCCTGTCTCCGGTGAGAGTTCCTTCGGCTCCGTCAACCGCAGCGTAGAGATGGCCTCTTCCTACTCTGATCCTGTCCTCCTCTGAGATCTTATCCGGATTGTCGAGCGCGATTCTCTTTCCCGCGTCTGTCGTGATCTTATTAAATACTCCACGGCCTGACTGCAAGAAACAACTAACGTCGTCCTCCGGATACTCCTGGAAGAATAGTTCTCCCTTGTCCCAGATTTTATATGTCCTCCATTTCAACTGCCCGGCGGTCAGCGTTATTCCCCATTCTCTCTTCGCCGTTTCGACGAGCCTCTTTGTTTCCTCGTCGAGATTAGCCATGAATTGATCGTCCGGGATCCTTAGTAGCTCCTGGACTGATTCGGACATATTCTTTCTGTCGTCCTCTGTTAAATGATCGACGCTGTATTCGTCGTCTATGAACCACGGAATAAAGATCGGCGTATAGGCTGACTTTCCTTCCTTGGCGTTCTGCCACATATCTTTGAAATCACCGCTACCGTTGGCCGTGGTCTCGATGTCGATCTGCCCTTTCATTCCGACGGCTTCCTCGATACCTCCGAGGATCCTTTTTAGGCTGTCGTAGAATGCAGCTTCCGAGAGGTGGGCCCGGTGGACCGTATCTCCTCTTCCGAATGCTTTTTGTCCGGCCGTTCCGATGTAGTATGAACTGCCTCTCTTCGGGAATGTTATTTCGCTCTGGCTGTCGATCGAGACTACCGGCTTGACGTCGAGGTTGTCGATATAGAATTTTACGGCGCTGAACAATCTTTTTGTCGCTTCTCTTTCGTGAGAAACAACGACCGCGTTCGTCGGTTTTCTTATACAGTCGATTAGCTGATCAGCGTCGATTATTTTACTGAGTCCTTTCTGCCTCGGTTTTAGTATCAGGTTCCTGGCTGTCTTTCTGGCCCAGTAGAAGAGCTGGGGAATATTAAACTTGAAAGGAACTACTTCTCCCTCCTTATTCCTTATTTTTAGGAGCTTCTCTATTATCTCCTTGTTTGTTAGATTTTTCTCCATGTTTTTTATCGTATTCGTCGAAGAGATCTTCGAGTGTTTTTTCTGTCGGAATTATATATTGCTCTTGCTTCGGGCGATAGTCCGGGTGCTTCCTATTGAGATATAGAGAGATTGCCCATGGCGCGTCGTTGGCTATGGCCGTGAGAAGTCTGTCCTCTACCTCTCCCCTTTGATCGCGCCTGATTATATCAACTTTCTGGGCGAACTCTTTGTCCTCCTGATACCATTCGTAAAATGTCGATCGGCCGATATTGAGACTCTGGCAGGCTACTTTTGTTATTCCCATCGCCTGGCCGAATATTTCGAGGAATCTTTCTTTGTTGATTCTCGTCCTGGCTTGCTGTTCTCTTCTGTCTCTCCTTTGTTTCTGCTTTGGCGTTTCGAGATATATTATTCCTGCAATGGCTCCTGCGTCCGCTTTTTCCGTTGTGATATGTCCGGAGAGGGTTTCGGCTGAGGTCTTTTCTATTTTTTCCTGGTCTTGGTTGTCCATATACGGGTATTATAGCTCCTTTTTATCTTTTTGATAACAACTCCCTTGGGATTCAGTGCTCTTCTTAGGTATTCTACGGCTTTGAGAGGATCTGTTTTTATCCCGCAGGTGAAGACGTCTATCGCAGCGTATTCGTATTCCGGCCAGCTATGTATCGATATATGGCTCTCGGCCAGGATTAGGACTGCTGTTATTCCGTAGGGTGTGAATTGATAGCCTGAAAACTTCAATGGTGTTCCCCCGGCCTTCCTGGTAGCCTCTTTTAATAATCGGGAGAGCTTTCTTTTGTTCTCCGGTATCTTAACCCCCGAAAAATCCGCTATGATATGTTTTCCTGCTATCATTTTTTTAGTATGTCTATGTCTCTTACTACGCTTCCGTAGATGTCCTTTATGGTCGAGGGATCTCCTTTGAAAAAGGCTATGACCGTTTCGTGGACTGAATATGTCGCCTTTGTCTCTTTGAATAGCTTTTCTGCCTGGCCTTTATAGAATACGAGGACGTTCTGGTGAGTCTTTCCTACTTTGCGCCCGGCGTTGAATTGTCTCGGGGCCCTTATCCCTATGGTCCCGTAGTTCGTGATCAGGATTATCTCGTTGTAGTAGCTTAGGCCGAGGTCCGTAAATAATTTGATATTGTCCCCGACGAAATTCCTGTATATCCCGGTCTTTCTATTCCTGATCTCACCGACGACGACTATTACGAATCTATTATCTTTTAGCTTGTCGATCGCTTTCTTGAAGCTGTTTTTGTATTGCTCCATGAATTCTTCGTATGTCCCGAGAGCGCTCATATCTTCCTTGCTGTAAACTTCGAGATCGTAGTAGGGAGGACAGGTGAATATC